TCTCTTAACTCTTCTGATTCTCTAGTAAGTTCAAATTCAACATCTTTTAATCTCTCTTGAGCTAAAGCAAGTTCCTCTGTTACATCTTTTCCCTGTTGTTGAAAGAATATTAACTCTGCTATTTCTTGTTGAAGTTGTTTTTTCTGTAAAGCCTCTTCTGCTGTAGATAGAGCTTCTTTTCTCTGTGCCTCTGCAACAGCATTGGTAGCTTCTTCAAGTTCATTATCTTGTTCTACAGTTTCTCCACTTTCTTTATTAATAATTCCATAAATTTTAGCTATTCTGTCCAAAGTAGGTAATAAATCTTTCTTAAAAGATTCTCCAAGTTTTTTGTTTTGAGGTATTAAGTTTCTGACAATAAATCTATTCTTTTCTATAGACTTATTAATTATTGCTTGTGTAGAAGCATAGTTAGATAATTGCTTAACAAGTTCTGCTGTTTCTTCCTTATCAGCTCTTCTTTCTCTTCCTAAACCTCTTAAACCAAGTATGCCATCTGTATATATTCTGTTTGTTTCTCTTAATTCTTTGTTAAACTCTTCATAGTCATCTGGTCTAAAGAAATCCATAAAACCATCAAAAGAATCTTTGCCTCTTTCAAAAGCTTCAACTGTTCCCTGTATTGTTAATCCTAAATTTCCAAACTTTGTAATTAAATCAGGTGTTGCTGTTTCTCTTAATGAATTAAAAACACCTAATAAATCAGCAGCAGCAGGAAGTAACTCTTCCCCTATTTCCTCTTGTAATTCAGTAGTAGCAGATCTAGCTATCAACATCTGAGCAGCAAACCCAGAAGCCTCTCTAGCTGCATTTCCCTGCTGTACAGAGGATCTTTCAAATATAAGAGCAGTTGTAGCTAATGCCTTTTCTTGTCTAGTAAGAGCATCAGCACTATCTTTTCCTGTTTGCTCAAAAGCCTTAGTTTGTACCTCAGCTTCTGTTATAGCTATACCATAAGTTTTTAGAGCTTCTCTCTCCCCTACTAAAGCTGATCTAAAAGCCTGTAATACAGGAGCTGCACCTGCTGTAATGTTGTTGAATGAGGCAATATCTCCTGCTAAATCAAATAGTTCTGATGATAAGTCTGCTGACTCTTCTTGTGTGAAACCTATACCTTGAGCAACTGAGCCAAAGACTGAGATAAGTTGTTGTGCTTCTGATGATGTTAAACCAAACAAATTAGCATTTTTACTTAGCTGATTGTTAAGTTTTTCAGAGGCATTACCAAAAGTAGTTCCAAAAGCTCCTGCAGCTTCTTGTGCTGATGATGCAGCTTGAATTGCAGAAATTGAAAAATCTCCTAATGCTTTAACTGCTAATAATGATGAGCCTACAATAGCTGTTTTACTAAGTCCAGACATACCTGCAGCAAACTTAGCATTTTCTTTAGTACCTTTATCAACTTGCTTCTGAGTATTCTTTATCTTTTTAGATGTACTATCTAAAGCTCTTCCAACTTTATCTGCACCAATTAACTTGATGAACATTGAGTTTCAAAAACATTTCTAAAGTTGTTCTTGCCATCTTTTTATCTCCTCAATTTAGATTTTGCTCTGGCTTCTGTCATAGCCTTATGCTCTTTTTTATTCTTATCTATGTAGTATAACTTCCAAGACTCAAATTCCTCAACACTCATACTTTTTCTAAGAGTATCAACAGTCATGCCTAAGTCCATAGCTAATCTAAATTCAAAAGCTAGTTCTGTATTATTCTGGAAACTGATCAGCTATATTAGCCTGATCCTCCTTAGTCCAAGCCATGCACCTATAAATCCCTATTAGGACTTTATCAACTATTGTTGGTGTTGCTTTAGAGTAAAACTCTTCTACTTGTTCTAATGTGTCAAATTCAGGATCTTTTAATCCTTTTTGCAGTAGATGCTTTTCAAAGAGTACCTCATCTCTAACACCATCAACCTCTGATAATTTATTAATCTCTACTGCATCAGCTTTAGTTAACCCTGTAACAATAACTGTTGCATCCCACTCAGGAAGTTCTACTTCTTTTATAGGGAGTGCAGGGGCATTAGATATATCATCTAGTTTAAGCCTCTTCATGATAACCTCTTTTCTGTTGTGAATTACTTAATGTTTATTTTAAGCAGTTCCCTCAGTTACATCTCCAGAAACTTGAAAAGCAGCTGTAAAAGTAACAGCTCCACCTATATCAGGTGTTCTATCATAAGAAGTCATTATTGCTTCTCCTGATGCTTTAGGATTTCCTCCTGTAGTTCCAATTGGATAGAACTCAAAAGATCCCTCTGCTCCAAGTATTCCAGATAAGTAACCATCAACAGTTGCATCAAAAGAGCCTGAGATTGTTAAAGTTGCATCCTTTAGTCCTGCTACATAAGCTTTAGAACTATTTGTGAATGCTGAAACCTCAGCTACATCAGCAGTTCTTGAAATAGAAACATCAGTAAGAACATCAGAGATATCTCTTAAAGTTCCACCAGAATCATCAATCTTGAATGCTGCATTCTTTCCATGTGTAAATGTTGGCATTTATCTTTCTCCTCTATATTTATTTCTGAGCAAAACTAACTGCTGCTGTTATGCTACCTGATCCACCAAAAGTTAGAACAGCTCTTGCATATCTTGCAGGATTAGTATCACTTGTTATTAATTCTGATGTTGTACCTGTTGCCTGAGTAAAAGTTATATAATCAGAAAAAGTTACATTATCAGCACTTGTTTGTATTTTAACATCTAATGTTGGAGATCCACTACTTACAGTACAATGTAGCACTCCTGCACCACCATTAGTACCTGCAGCACCATAATCAACTCCTGTTTCATTAGATGAACTTGTTATAGCTGTTGGAGCAAGTAAGCTCTTGCCATTGTGTGCATCTCCATCAAATTGAAATGCTACAGCTACTGCAACTACTGAGCCAATGTCTGCTGATCTATCATAAGAAGTTTCAATGACATTACCAAACTCAGTTGGATTTCCTCTTGTATGCCCAATAGGAGCAATAGTAAAAGCACTACCTGAACTACCTAATTGGGATAAAAACTCTGCATCTGCATCTGGACTTGAACTCTCAAAATAACCTGAAAGAGTAGCTGTTCCATCTTTTAATCCAGAAACATAAGTTTTAGAACTTGCTGTAAATGTTGAAGTTTCAGCTACATCTGCTGTTAAAGATACACTTGCATCAGTTAAAGTTGTAGATAGATTTGTATCATCTAATAGTACAACAGCATTTTTACCATGATTAAATGTTGGCATTTATTCCTCTTCCTCTTTAGCCATTTTACTATCAAATTTTACTGCAGCTTTATTCTTTATCAAACTTTTAGCAATCTTCTCTGGTACTTCACAGATTTCTCCTGCTTCACACCTTATTTCTTTACCATCCTTATCTGGATAGTTACTTCCAATTAATATTTTTATTTTCATTATGCTATTACCTCTATATTGAATGTTACACCAAGAAAGCTAGTTCCCTGTGTTACTTCATACTCTCCATAATCTGTTGCACTTATAACTCTAACAGACATAGCAGCACCACCCAAAGTAGGATCACTTTCTATTGCTGCCTTGACTGAGGTTGCACCAGATGAAGCTAAATAAGCATCTACACCATCTTGTGCAGTCTGAGCATCTACTCTTGATATATACACCACTACAGGTATCTCATAGGTATCTGAGCCTCTAGCCATTGTTGAATCATAGTTTAAACTATTTAATGGAGCTACTAATGCTATAGGTGGATCTATAAAGTCTGGGACATACTCATAAGCAGTAAGTCCTGTTATTGTTTCTAAATTAGTTTTTAAGCCATCTCTAATTGCTGTTAAGGTAGCCATTATTTTACACTCCTAGCTATATCTCTTGCTATAGATTCTAACATATCCTCTGCTCCTGCTTTTATTTCTTTTTGTTTTTCATATACAACACCACCAATAAAAGGCTTCATCTTTAACCCTCTCTTAGATATTGCTCTAGCAACTAAGAATGGATTTAATTTAGGTGTACCTCTCTTAGCCCACTTAGCAAGACTAGATCCCTCTTTGTAAGGTGGAAAGAAAGGCTTTGTTCTTTTTACTGGACTAAATCCTCTATAGATTGGTGTACCATGTATAAAAGGGGCTGTAGGGCTATTAGAGGCTAATTTAAAGCCCTCTGACATCCTTAGCCTGTTAGTGTTACCTAATTTAGCAGTAAAGACACTTCTCCTAGTGTTACCTGTGTTTTTATTGCCTCTTCCTGCTTGTGATCTAGGAGATGGCTGATTTTCTAAAGCATTAAGAGAATCCTCTTTAAGTTCTAGTGCAAGTTTATTAAAGAAATCATTACTTCTTTTATTCCAAATTGTTTGTGAATTTATTGCCTTAGATAAGTCTAAAGCTCCATTTAGTGTTAGTTTCACAGTCCATATTGTCTGTTTTGACTAATTGCAGTATTACCTGTGTATGGTCTACCAGAAGCAAGAGTTGTTGTTGATTTCTTGTAATGTTTAAGAATTGTTTTTACATCTGGATCAAGACTTGTTAAGAATACAACTGGAGCTTGTCCAGTTTCTGGATTACCACTAAAACCCATTGGACTATTCTTTCTTTGCCAAAATCTTGAGGCTTGTATCAAACAGGCTTGAGTTACTGCAGGAGGTTGATGATTATTACCCTCTCCCTGTGTTGGAAAACCAAAGTAAGCCTGAATCTTTAGTCCTCTTAAATGATTAGTAGGAAGTATCTTTCCACTTCCCTCAATGTTCATAAATATTTTATCTGCAGGCATACTAGGTTGTTGCTCAAAAGAATTTAATGGATATAAGTAAAAATCATCATTAATAGTTAATGTTTGATCTACTGTTCCATCTGAATGTAGTGTCTGAACAACAAGTCCTGTTGTTGTTGAAATGTCATCAACAACTACAAAATCAGAAAACTCACAATCATAATATCTTGTCTGTAAAACATCTGTGCCTGATTCTTTGGGAACATAAAAAACCCTACCACAAAACTCATCAATTAAGTTTGTTGCTGCTTCTAGTGCATAAGTTAAGTTTGTATCTTGTGTTGATCCTGTTATACCCAACCAACCTTTTAACTCATCAACAGACACATAGGTATGAATTGCAATAGGCATTTTTTAATTACTTATCCTCTGATGGCTTTACAGCTTTATTTTCTACTTTCTTTTTAGTAGCTTTTTTCTTTAAATCTACATCAGGAATCATATCTCCTAAACCTGCAATCAATGTTCCTTTTTCAAAAGGACATTCAACACCCTGAGCAAATTTTCCTGTAGCTTTATCTTTCCAGACTTTTTCTTCTAGTTTTTCTACATATTTCATATTTAAATCTTTCTCCTCATGGAAAGCAGAGCCTACTATTTCATTAGTTAAAACAAATTTCAACTCTGCTTTTTGATCCATTATTTACTTATTATTCAACATCTGCAATAGATGTGAAAGCTTGTGGCTTATACACAGCTAAAGCATATCTTAAAGAAGCTTTTACTGTAAGGATGTCTTTACCAAAGTCACCATCTTTAGCTGAGTCTGAAATCTGTAATTCCATTCCTCTTCTAAATACATGGTTGATTGCTAAAGAGCCTCCAAATTTACCCACTAAAACATCAACTGATGAAGATACTGCTCCACCAATTTGTGATGATTTAACTACAGGTAATCCCCAAATAGTTGGAGATCCACTAAATGCTGATGCACCTAGCATGAAGTTGTTGTTTCCATCAACTTGCCCTGCAAGTGCTTCATAAGCAGCAGGACTCATAACTATTGCATCTGGAGCTAACTTTCCATTAGTTTCAACATCTTTGATACCCTCAAGAATAGTTCTTAATTTACCACCTACAGTTGCAGGATATGATCCTGCTGAGTAAGTTAGTGTATTAAGCCCTGATTGATTAAGGATTCCTTTAATGTTAGGTGCAACCCCATCTCCTCCAATTACTTGAAGTTCTAGTCTTTGCATAACATGGTTAGCTAATCTTCCATCAAAATATGCTCTTGCTCCTGCTTGATCTTCAAGCAACTCACTTGTTATAGGTAGAGTTGTAATGAATTTTCTTACAGGTGCTGTTACAGCTGCATAGCTGAAAGCATCTTCTGGTGCAGCTGCTGCTTCTGCAGTTTCTGCTGCATTATTTGTTGCAGTTTCTTGCAAGAAATAATATGTTGTTTGATCTGTATTGATTGTGTCAATTAAATCAAGAACAGGATTAGGATTTGGCTCTATAGCAGGTATTACTTGCTGATAGACTGTATCTCTAGTCCAAACTGATGTTGTTACATTAGTTTTAGCCTCAAAAGGTATGTTCTTAATGCCAGAATCAACAAAAGATTTGTAAGCATTAGAATCTATGAATTGTTGTCCAAGAGATTTTGCTTCTTCTACTTCTGGCTCTCCATAAACAGGAACTCCAGAAACTTTTTTAGCAGCTTCAATGTTATCAGAATTTTGGGATTTCATTCCCTCTAATTCTTGAAGTTCAGTAATTGAATCTCCAAGTTCAGCTAATTCTTGATTTCTTCTCTTGATTTCTTCTTTTTGGTCAGAAGAAAGTTCAGACATATCTTTCACAGAATCAAATACTTTAGCAAGATCTTCTGATTTTTGAGCTTTTTCAGCTCTTAGTTCTTTTAATGTTGCCATTGTTTCCTTTTCTATTAATTATTTTCCATTAAGTTCTTTTGAACTTGTAGGAATAACTCATCATCTTTAACAGGATCATAACCATAATCTGCAAGAGCATCATCTAATCTGTTATAGATTGAACTAACTCCCTGTAGATATTTAGCTACAAGCTCTGTAGATTTTGAGCTAAGTGTCTTTTTTTCAGAGTTTCTTAGAAGAGCTAGATCCTCTATTCTCTCTGTAAATGCCTTTAACTCCTCAA